CTGACGAGTTCCGTAAGGAAGTCAGTGACTACGCCTTGCAGGATGCACAACTATGCTTGGACTTATGGGATACGCACCATCAAAACTGGCCCGAGCATGAAAAAGCAATCAGTGTGCTTAACCGGCGGATCACCCAGCGGGGACTCCCCATCGACGCGGAGCTGCTTAAATCTCAACTTGAGGTAATAAACAGTAAGCTATTTGAAGCCGAGGAAGCTATCCCGTGGATGGGGAACGCACCTCTGTTGAGCCGAAAGGCTTTCGATGACCAATGTCGAGCCGTGGGTATTGAACCTCCGGGTAGCCTTGCCGCTACAGACGAAGACGCACAGAAGTGGATAGACTACCACGGTAAGAAACACGCATGGATTGACGCAGTTCGTAGTTGGCGCAGGATCAACGCACTCAAGAAAAAGATAGAGAGCTTCGACTTCGCCACCATGCCTGATGGGCGTTACTACGGCGGGATCATGTACTTCGGGGCGCACACAGGACGTTTCAGTGGGGGCGGGGGTAACCTCAACCTGCAAAACCTCCCACGGGAAGAGATGTTCGGGGTCAATCTTAGGAATCTCATCTCAACTAAACCGGACAAGAGACTTGTCGTAGTAGACCTAAGTCAGATTGAGGTGCGGACACTCTGCTGGCTGGCCGAGGATAAAAAAATGTTGGGGGAGATCGCGGAGTCTGATGACATTTATGAAGCTTTTGCCATCCGGTTCGGGCAGTGGGACAAAGAGAAAGGCTCCCTTAAACAAGACCCGAAACTACGCCACAAAATTAAGGCGATGGTCCTTGGGTGTGGTTATGGGGCGGGTAAAGCTAGGTTTGCCCAAATGTCGGGCATGGATCAGAAAGATGCTAATGCCGCCGTGGATCTTTACCGCGAGTCTATGAACTCCGTGACCAAACTATGGCGATATTTCAACTCGGGCATAGCAGGCGCTTATGATTTATCCGTACAAGGCTATCTTACCCCCTTCACAGTGGACTTACCGAGTGGCCGCGTTCTTGACTACGGGGTTATTCGCACGGATGGGAAAGAAAAGGACCGGCATTTTACCGCCAAGTTAATGCGGCACGGGAAGAGGGTAGCCGTAAAATTGTGGGGCGGGTTCGTAGCGGAGAACGCCTCCCAAGCCCTAGCCCGCGACATTTTCAGTGATATGCTTGTAAGGATTGACGAAGCGGGCTACAAGATCGTGCTTCATGTGCATGATGAAGTAGTCATCGAGGCTGACGCCGACCAAGCTGAGGAATCCTTGCAGCACATCCTGAAAATAATGTCTGAATCGCCCGAATGGATATCTGATATTCCGCTCGCCGCTGAAGGATCAATCTTATCACGTTACACAAAATGAGTTACCGATACATAAAGAACCTAAGAGATACCAAATGCTTCAAAACATCTGACCCCGCGGCCCTTAACAAATCGAAACCTAAATTCAGCAGCAAAGCAGATTTCAGGGCATGGTGCGCCAACTCCAAGACAGACCACGTATTTTATAGTCTGGTAGAAGGTAGTGCTCCATCCAAACGGATTTCAACCGACAACCCCCCTAACAAAATTTACGGGGTGATAGCCGACTACGACGCCCCCGTAAACTGGGCAGAGGTGGGCGCGGTCATCGCAGCTAAGTGTCCTAACCACCCGCCGACATGGCGGTCAGAAACGCAATCGGGCTACATCCGGCTAGTGTGGGAGTTTGAAAAAGGGATGCCTATTGCTCCCGAAATGTTCGACACGTTTATCAAGTGCCTTAAGAACATTATAAAACCAGACAGGATTCTTGCCGGATTTGACTCCTCCTCTTTACGGGCGTCCCAGTATTTCGAGCTGGGAATAAACTGGGTAAACATGGGGGGACTTGTGTCCAGCGCCACAATCCAGACCGCGCTGACAAAGGCCGCGGCTTCCAAGCCACCCACCACCAGCGACACGGCTATCCCCATCGAGGTAGTAGCCGCCGAAATCGACAAGCAATTCCCCAACAGATGGATCGGAGATTTTGAGGTCGGTACCCGAGGCCCCCTGTTCTGGATAGACGACGGCATCCACCGAGAAGGCTGTCAGGTAGGCGACGACGGGATGGTCTGCTACTCAGACCGAGCGGGTAAGGGATTCGTCAGCTGGCGGGAAATATTCGGAGCCAAGTTCGTCTCAGACTACGAGGAGACGAAGATGGGGAACCTGCTAGACGAGTATTGGTTCAATGGCCGCGCTTTCTTCAAACTCCTGTATAACTCTGCGGTGACTATCCCCAAGGAACAGCTGATATTGGAACTCAGGCAGACGGGATTTTCCATGAAACCAAAGAAAGGACAGGCTCTTACAGAAGTAGAAGCCGCCATCCTTACGATAAGTAACCACAACCGCATAGACGAGATTGCACCCGTAATCTTCTCCAGTAACCGTGTAGTGTCATACAACAGTCAACGGATACTCAATAACGCGAACCTCATACCCGTGGAACCAGCTGAGGACGGGGACCCAGCCAACTGGCCCTTCATCCATGATTGGTTGGAGCAGCTCTTCAAGAACTCCACCCCTATAAACACACTAAACTATTTCTACGCATGGATGAAACGCTTTTACGAAGCCGTCATCAGCCGGAAGATGTCGCAAGGACAGGCGCTCATCCTCGTAGGCGCGACCAGTAAAGGTAAGAGTCTACTGTCGAACCGGGTTATCTCAGGTCTAGTAGGCGGCTACGCCGACGCCAGCGACTACCTCTCTGGGCAAACCAAATTCAACAAGGATCTCGGTAGGGTCGCGGCATGGGTGATCGATGACACGACTTCAGCCGCGAGCTTCCAAGACCAGAGGAAAGCCACGGAACTTATCAAACGGGCCGTCGCCAACCCCCGAGTCGAATACCAAGCGAAGTACGCAGACTCTCTATCAGTTCCGTGGGCAGGCCGGGTTATCCTGTCACTCAACATGGACGCCAACAGCCTGTCCGTCATCCCGGCACTGGATAGCAGCAACCGCGATAAACTAATGGCTCTCCGAGTGAGGGACGAAGCCCGAAGCTCCTTCCCATCAAATAGCACTGTCGAGACCACGATACATCAGGAACTCCCCCACTTTGGTAAGTGGCTTCTAGACTGGACCCCACCACAAGAAGTCATAATCGGGGGGCGTTTCGGGGTAGTCAGTTTCATTGATGAGTCTGTGGCATCCGCTGCATACGACAATTCCAGTAGGTCGTCTATTGCCGAACTGGTCGAGTTCTTCTGCAAACGCTGCCGGGAACAAAATGATACCATACCTAAATGGCAGGGTACCCTCACAGAATTCCAAGTCCTGCTCCACGAATTTAATAACGGTCGGAGTGTGGGCATGAGCCACAATCTGGAGTTCGTTAGAAGGGGTATGGCCTCCCTAGAGGAGGCGAGGAAGAACAACACCCATGTTCGCCCAGTCCACTCCCAAGGCAAGGGTGGGGGAAAAATGTGGACAATCGACCTAGCGAAAACTTTTGACATATCCGAAGCCTCGGTATAACGAAGCCTATGGCAGACCCCCATGAACACGTGCGCGAGCTTGAAGACCTTGAACGGGTGGAGACCCACATTCAGTTCCTGCGAGAGGATTACCGGATGCTCACAAACCGGATTGATTACCACCTGCGGGAGCGTAGTCGACTGGAGGGGGAGCTACGTAAACTCAAGGGAGTGGCCGCACGCATCAAAGGGATAAGGGCAGACGAAGACATTTGATAGGTACATGGTAACCACTTACCCTGTAAATAAACCCATCGTCCCCCTTCTCCCCCCGTTTCTTATAGTCCCCGCTCTTTAGGAGTCTAGGTGTCGGTAGCCACCCAAGCAACCAAGCCTTGCTCAGGTCTTTGCGTACTCGGACAAAATAGTAATACCCCGCTTCGGGGTCCTTATCAGGCGGGCAATTCACCGAAGCCGTATAGTGGGGCAAGGGTGTACCACTGCAGCTCTTTGACTTAATATCTATCTTCTTGCCCTTGAGGGAATAATCATGGGTGTAGCACCGCCCACCCACATACTTAGCATCGGGGTATAAGAGACCAAAAGCTATCTCTCCCAAAAACCCCGTCATTCGACCCAGCCCCCGTGTAAACGAGTTGGGGGTTATACCCAATTTCTGGCTGCGCTCGAAAGCCTGTTTCACATTCTCAGAAGAGGGTGTGAAAACAATGAACTTGCTCCCCTTCTTTTTCGAGAACTGTCGGGGCAGCTTCCTCATTCATTGCCGTGGGTTTAATACATGGGGGCTGACATCTTCTTCGTTCATTGGATCAGGCGTTGTTCAACGGACTCTTCAAAGGTTATATCTTTCGATTTCTCTTCAGATTTAAGGGCAACCGAAACATTGTCCATTCGACCGGCTACCCCACTGCCGGATTTAACAGCATCCCGGTATTCATCGTGATTGAGGAACTCATCCCCGGCCTCTTGGAATTTGCCCTCACGAATCAACTTAAGGGTCTTGGGTGACCCCGTTATACCACCCCTGTAAAAAGACGCTATAAGCTGGTTCTGGGTGTTGGGCTGCATATCAAAAAACCTATTCCCAATCAGGGACACGATCTTCGGTAGGCGGTCAGACAGTTCCGTTTTAGCGAGTTTTATCGCCGCGTCTTTACTAAGCGTCTTGTTATAGAAGGGGGACTTTTTATAAGCCTTGTCAGACCCATCCCCAATCAAATGGCCCACACCAATAGTCCACTTACCCTTGGAGTCTTTGTACGGTTTTGAACGAAATCCCTCATAAGCGAACAAGACATCGAACGCCGCATTGATATCAACGGGCCTCTTATGGGGACTTGTTAAAGCGATCTTTGGGGAGGGCATATCTTAAGGTTTGGTTCGTTGAACGAAGCGATCCCAAGAAGGAAAAAATATTTCATCCATACACCGGACAATAGCTTCCTCTTCGTAGGTCTCACAAAACGAAAGCCCTGAAATACCTAAAGCCGCGTGGAGCATCTCGTGACGGATCGTGGCGTGCAGGTCTTTTCCGGTAATGGTTTTGTCAATCGTGATAAGTTTTCGTTTATGGGAATACATCCCATAGCAATCATCCTCACTAAGATCCCTGAAGTTGATCCTCACGCGGACCCCCGCCATAGTGATGCTCTTCGGGATGTTCATCGGGGGGTAAAATTGGTCAGGGCGTGTGCGTAAACCGCCGCGAGTTTGTCGCGGGAATCGTTAATCATATGCCACTCCTTTTCGTTGGAACCGAAGAAAGGCTCTGCGATTACGGAATAACAGTGCGTCCTCCGCAAAAAAGCAGAACCGCGTTGGCGGGGGCCGCGTGCCTTGATGCCCCGTGACTTCATGTCGGGGTAAGACCTCTCCATCGAATCGCGTAACGCCGTGGCCAACTGTATGCCTCCTCTGCTTGTGGGCCAATACAACCACTCGTGGCCCCTCGCAGTGGGGGTGGCGGAATTAAAGTGAAGTTCGATTGCGGCAGTAACGCCATCTTCCCACAGCTTTCGGGATATGTAGCTTATTGCCCCGCTGTAACTGCGGGCGGGGTAATGGTCATATATGGCATAGTCCTCACCGATGGCCCACCCGTGCTGGTTGCTTAGTACATGCCCAATACGGCGCACAAGATCGCGGTTAAAGTCCCACTCGCTGACAACATATTCCCCATGCGTGTAGGCCCCTTGGTCCCCCAAGCGGCTGTGGCCCACACATAATCCAATCTTCATTTCTTTATAACACGATACAGGGACACAAGTCCCACAGTGATGCCCACAAGCAGTGAACCGACGCGAAGCCAATATTCAAACTGTTCCTGCATACTGGTTATCAGACCCAT